AGATGAGAACCGTAGGCGACCTGCTTGACTACCTGGCCACGCAGCCGAGGGACCGGCTGGTGGTGCTGGAGAAGGACGCGGAGGGGAACGGCTACTCGCCGCTAGCGGACGCCCGGGAGGCCCTGTACGTCGCGGACACCACATGGTCCGGGCAGGTCTACCCGACTCCCGAGGACAAGGCCGAATGGGTCGCGTCCGGCGCGTGGACGCAGCAGGACGCAGATGACAAGTACGAGCCGGACGAGCGGGTCATCGTGCTAGGGCCGGTGAACTGATGGATGACCTGACCGCGTTCATCGCCGCACGCCTCAGCGAGGACGAGGCCATGGCGAAGGCTGCCGCGCGCAAGCGGCGTGGCCCATGGCGCGTAGTCGGCGACGCCTTCCGCGCAGTGATCCACGGCAGCCGGGCCACTCTAAGCGTGGCCGACACGCCCGGCATGGCCATCGCCGAGCACATCGCCCGCCATGACCCGGCCCGCGTCCTGCGCGAGGTCGCCGCCAGGCGGCGCACCATGGCACGGCACGAGCGCAAGCCGGACAAGCAGCAGCCATGGTGCGGCTGGTGCACCGACGACCGCCACTTCGAGGCGTGGCCATGCGATGACATCCGCGACCTCGCCGCCACCTGGAGCGACCACCCGGACTACCGCGCCGGGTGGTCACCCGGCGATGCGAGTTGACAGTGATGTCAATGCACCGCACTATGTAGCTAGCCTGACAGCAGTGGCCCCGGAAGACTCGGGGCCATCGTCATTCCCGGGAGTGACCATGGCCCGCGACCAAGGGCACGCGCAGTCCCCTGAGCCACCGCCGCTTGAGGTGGTGGAAGAGGCCATCGTGCCCATCGAGCGCACCCGGGGCTGGCTCTTCTGATGCCCCGCTACCAGGGCACCACTACAGCCAGGGGCTACGGCTCATCCCACCAAGCGCTCCGCGCCCGGCTACTCGCCGCGTGGAAGCCAGGCCAGCCCTGCGCCCGCTGCGGCCAGCCGATGCTCTACCGGTGGCTGCTCACGCCGGACGGCAAGCGAGTCAGCGCCATCGACCTCGGCCACCTGGACGGCAAGACCGGATACCGGGGACTAGAGCACAGGTCATGCAACCGCCGCGACGGCCAGCGCAAGACCACGGCGATCAACCGCGCCCGCGGCACGCTCACGCCACGCCAGATCGCAGCCATCCGGTACAAGCAATGGCAGGCGAGCGCGGCAGGCAGCCAGCGGCGACGGTGACAAACTAAGACCAACTGCGGCCGATCACCGCAGCCAGGAAGCCCCTATGTCTCTCGGCATGGGGGCTTCTGCATTCCGGGAGAAAACTCAAGATGGCACGCTATGCGGGCACCACCAAGGAGCGCGGCCTTGGCTCTGACCACCAGGCCGACAGGCGCCGACTCCTGGCCCTGCATCACGATGGCGACCCATGCTGGCGGTGCGGGCGGCCCATGTATGAGTCCCAGGGGCTTGACCGTGACCACGTTATCGACCGCGCGCTAGGCGGCGCGAACGGGCCTGCTGTGCTTGCCCACGCGTCATGCAACCGGAGTGCTGGGGCCACGCTTGGCAACAAGCTTCAGCCGCGAACCGTCAAGGCCGCTGGCGACACCGTCTGCAAGACATGCCGACAGCCCTACCACTACGCCGGTCGCATCTGCGGTATCTGCGGTGCCCACTATCACCCCAGCCGGGGCGTCCAGTACACCTGTAGCCGCGCGTGCGGCATCATCTACCGCTTCGGAATCGCCGCGCGCCCTGCGAACTCCTGCGCTTGCGGGAATCCAAGCGGCAGGAGCACGCGATGTGCCGAATGCGTTACAGCGGCAGCGCGACTCAAGGCCGAGATGCTGTCCGATGCCGGATGGGAGGCCAGGGTGCGGCATGCTCAGGTTGGTCACGGATGGTCACCACCCTGGAGTCCCTGAGGCTGCCTCGAAACCGGACATATCGGCATGAAAAGCAGATAGTTGCAGGTCAGAGGCATGAGCGCTTGACGCCGCAGCCTTGACGCCTACGTTGAGTCGTTCGGCGTAACGTTTCCAGTCACGGGGGGTGAGTTTTGGCGGACTCGGGCGCTCTTCGCGTTCGCCGGGCGCGGGCGCACAAGGCGGGTGATCATTCGCTGTGCCGCCGCTGCCCGGCGGTCCGCGGCGAGGCCGCGCCGAACGTCACGGCCCTCCCGTCGCCAGCTCCCGCCGCTGGCCTTGACCCGGTTGCGGAGATGCGCGCGCTGGCCTCGCGCCTGGTGGCGGCGCATGAGGGTGACGTGTCGAACACGCTGCTGGCGCGGGAGCTGCGGATGACGCTGCATGAGCTGATGCCGAAGGACTCTAAGGCCGCTGATGCCGACCTCACGGGGCTTTTCGCCGCCTTGCAGGCCTAGGTTCGCGACCGCGCCGGTCCCCGGCCGGGCGAACCTCGCGGAGGGCATCGCGCGGACCGCGGTCATCCTCGGCTTTAAGACGTCGCTCGGCCCCGGCCTGATGCCGTGGCAGCATGAGGCGAACCGTCTGGTCACGGAGCTGGACGGTTCCGGGCGGCTGGCGCACCGGCAGGCGGTCATCGAGGTGATGAGGCAGCAGGGCAAGAGCGTTGACTTGCTGTCGATCATGGTCGCGCGGGCGCTGCGGCGGCCTGACATGCAGATCGCTTACGCGGCGCAGTCGGGCAAGGAGGCCAGGCACAGGCTGGTTGACGTGTGGTGGCCGCGGATCCGCAAGTCGAAGCTGGCTCCGCTGGTGGACATCCGGAAGGGGTCGGGGTCTGAGGCGCTGCTGTTCGCGAACGGGTCGATGCTGAGCCTGGTGACGGCTGAGGAGACGTCGGCGCACGGGGACAACCTGGACCTGGGCGTCATTGACGAGGCGTGGGCGCAGCGGGATGACCGGCTGGAGCAGGCGATGCGCCCGGCGATGATGACGCGGGACGCGCAGCTGCTGATCGTGTCGGCGGCGGGGAACGAGAAGTCGGAGTACTTCCGGCGGAAGGTGTTCGAGGCCAGGGAGCGGCTGGCGGCTGGTGAGCCGGGCGGCTGCTACATCGGCTATAGCGCGCCTGATGACGCTGATCCTGGTGATCCGGTGACCTGGCGGGGGTGCATGCCCGCGCTGGGGATCACGGTGTCGGAGGAGACGGTCGCGACGGACTACCAGGACATGGAAGAAAGCGAGTTCAGAAGAGCTTATTTGTGTCAATGGCCCGAGGTCGCGAAGCCTGGCTGGGGCGTGATCGGGCAGGACGCATGGTCGGCGGCGGCCGCCAGGGAGGCATCGTGACGCTAGAGCATGACTTCGACGCTGACGCCCTGTACATCAGGCTCACTGACGGCACCGTCGCGCGCACGCTGGAGGTTGACTCCGATCCGTGCACAATGGTGGACCTTGACGGCGACGGGAACCTGATCGGCATCGAGGTCATCGACCCTGATCGTCCGTGGCCGCTGTGGAAGATCATGAAGAGCTACGACTTCAGCGATGCTGACGCCGCGATGCTGATGGCCACCTATCCGCCTAACGCGCGAGTGCTCCGGTGACCTCCGAGCTGGCGCTGGGCGCGGCGATCAGCGAGGACCGCCAGCACGCCTCGGTTGCGGTGGCGAAGCGCAGCGCGGCCGGGAAGGTGCTGGTTGACCTGCGGTTCTACGATCACCCGCGCCTGGTGGTGGCGTGGCTGTCGGGCGCGTACGCGTTCACCGATGACATCGTGGCGCTGGTGGTGAACCCGAAGAGCCAGTCGGGGACGCTGATCGAGCCGCTGAAGGCGGCGGGGATCATCGCGGTGGAGCCGGGCGCCGAGGATGTCGCGACCGCGCACGGTGACTTCCTGGACCTGATCGGCGACGGCGGCCTGGAGCACCTAGGCCAGAAGCCGCTGACGGACGCGGTGCGGGCGGGTCAGCAGCGGCCGCTGTCGGGGGCGAAGGCGTGGGACCCGAGGGTGGCGGTGGACCAGGGGCCGCTGGTGGCGGCGACGCTGGCGGCGTGGCAGTTGCGCCGGCATGAGGAGATGTCCTCGCCGGGCGCGTGGACGCTCTAGGGGGACACCGTGCCTACTTTGCCATTGACGACCCCCGCAGGCGGTATCCCGTCAGGCCATACGCGCCGCGACGATGCCACCTGGCCGCATTCGGGGCAGTGCCTGATCTTCGTCTGCGGCCCGTGTTCCTGGCAGTAGGCCGAAGTGATCGCGTCGTTTTCGTGCCATCCGAGGAATTCCGGCACTCGCGGCTCGCTGCAATTCGGCACGGCGCACCAGCGTGGCCCATCAATCGTCACGCCTGAAATCTACGGGAGGACCGGTGCGCTTGTCTGTCGTGCTGCTGCTGCTCGCCCTGGCCGGTGTCCTCGGCGGGGGCGCGCTGATCGGCCTGCCCGCCCTGGGCGGCTGCCTGATCTTCGACTCGCTGTGCGTGGGGTTGTGGGCGCTGGAGCGCGACGACGGCACGGGACCTGCGCAGAGGGCGCAACAGGCCGGGACGACGCTGGCGCACATCTTTGAGCGGGCCCGCGCCTCGTGAAGGTCAGAGACCGGCTGCTGCGCCGGTACGGCGACACCTTCTGGGAAGGCCAGGCGTCCGGAGCCGCGGTGCTCATGAGCACCTACGGCCAGCCGGACCGGGAGCGGATCGTCCCGCAGCTGGCCCTGGCCGCAGCCGGGGCGTTCACCGGGAACGCCATCGCCTTCCCGGCGATCCTCGCGCGGATCATGCTGTTCAGCGAGGCCCGGTTCCAGCTGCAGTCCGTCAGCGACAAGAAGCTGTTCGGGAACCAGTCGCTGTCGGTGCTGGAGCGCCCGTGGCCGGACGGCACGACCGGTGACCTGCTGGCGCGGATGGAGCTGGACGTCTCACTGGCGGGCAACGCCTACGTCTGGGACGCCGGAGATCAGCTGGTGCGGTGGCGCCCGGACTGGGTGACGATCATCTCCGAGATCGTGGACGGGCCGCGCGGCCCGTACCGGCGCAAGACGGGCTTCCACTTCGAGCCGCCGAAGGACGCGCAGGCGCAGTACGGCGACCCGCAGACGGTCCCGGCCGAGGAGGTCGCGCACTGGGCGCCCGTCCCCGACCCGCAGGCGGAGTTCCGCGGCATGAGCTGGATGACGCCCGTCCTGCGGGAGGCCCGGGCCGACTCGGCGATGACGGTCTACAAGGAGAAGTACCTGCAGAACTCGGCGACGCCGAACCTGCTGATCAAGTACGCGCAGAAGCTGCAGCCGGCCACGATCGACTCGCTGCGGGAGCGCGTGACGGCCCGCTATGGCGGGGTGGATAACGCGTTCAAGACGCTGATCCTGGACCAGGGCGCGGACCTGACGGTGATCGGGAACTCGCTGGCGCAGATGGACTTCTCCAACGTCCAGTCGGCGGGCACGGAGCGGATCCTGGCGGCGTCGATGGTCCCGGCGGTGCTGGTGGGCCTGGAGCCGCTGCGCGGCGCTGGCAGGGGCTACCAGGAGTCGATGGTCAAGCTGGCGAACATGTACGCGCGGCCGCAGTGGCGGTCGGCGTGCGGGGCGCTGCAGAAGCTGGTGCCGGGGATCCCGGAGCAGGGGATCCGCCTGTGGTATGACACGTCGGATATCGCGGCGCTGCAGGACACGGAGACGAACCAGGCGCAGGCGGCGCTGGTGCGGGGGCAGACGCTGCTGGTTTGCGTGCAGGCGGGGTTCACGCACGAGTCCTCGGTTGCCTATGTCCGCTCGGGTGACCCTGGGCAGCTGCAGGCGGCCCCGCAGCCCGCGGCGCCGCCCGCGCCGGGGCAGGTTCAGCACCTGCTGCCGCAGCCGCCGGGGAGCGGCCCCGCGCCGGGCCTGAAGCCGTTGCCCGAGGGGTCGGCGGTCCGGCTGCCGGCGGGGACGACTTCGGCGGGTGACGGCGGTAACGGAACGCGGCCGGGGCGCCGCCCGGCAGCGATCAGGAGGCCGTGATGACGACCGTGGGCCGGTTCAACCCGAACCACGCTGCGCCCGGCGGCGCGACTGGCGGCCAGTTCACCTCCGGCGGCAGCGGCGGCAGCGGCGGCAGCGGCAGCAAGGGCGCCACTGGCGCGAAGCCGTCCGCGCACCAGCAGCATGTCGCGCACGAGCAGCACCTGAAGTACCTCGCCAATCACCCGGGCACGCCGGACGCGCGGGCGCACCAGAAGGCTGCGCTGCTGGAGGCGGCGAAGGCCGACCGGGCGAAGGCCGCGCAGCTGGGCAAGCAGCTGAAGGGCCTGGAGCAGCAGCAGGCGAAGGCCGCGCAGGCGGCCAGGCACGCGAAGGCAGTCGTAGCGGCCGCGAAGGGCGGCGCGGTGCAGCGGCGCACCGCGGCGCACAAGGCGGCGGTGACGCACAAGAAGCACGCGAGCCTGAAGCAGCAGATCTCCGGGCTGGAGACGCAGATCAGCGACCTGAATGACAAGGCGCACGCCCTCGAGGCGCAGGCGGCGAAGCTGTTATGGCCGAGACCAGCCCCGGCGACGTGCGGGCGACTGAGCGGCTGCACGAGTACTGGGTGCACGGCGAGGGCGCGGCGAAGATCCGCTGGGGCGAGGGCGGCGACTTCGACCGCTGCGTCCTGCACCTCGGCAAGTACGTCCGCGACCCGAAGGGTTACTGCGCGAACGCGCACCACGCGGCGCTCGGCATCTGGCCGGCCACGCACGCGGCAGAGGTCAAGAAGGAGACCGGGAGGTCATCGGTGACAGTTACGCAGCGGGCGGAGATGACGTCCGCGTCGATCAATGACCTGCCCGACAGCGATTTCGCGTACATCGAGCCGGGCGGCACGAGGGACTCGTCTGGACGCACCGTCCCGCGCGACAAGCGGCACTTCCCGCTTCACGATGCCGACCACGTCCGCAACGCGCTGTCCCGCGCGCCGCAATCCCCGTTCGGAGACAAGGCCATGCCCAAGATCCGCGAGGCGGCAAAGAAGTTCGGAGTTGACGTGAGCGACGACAGCAGCGCCAGCGCGTCCCGGCGTGACGACGAGTACGGCGCGGGGTTCTCTTACGCGATGCGCCTCAACGGGCGCAGCACGCTCGAGTTCTCCCGCATCTACGAGCTGGAGGACATCCAGATCGTCAGCCGCGCCCAGGGCGACGGCACCGGCCGCCTGGTCGAGGCGTACGCGGCGGTGTTCAACGTCCCGGCCGAGATCCACGACGTGCACGGCGACTACAACGAGGAGAACGACCCCGGCGCGTTCAACCGGTCGATCGACCACGCCTCGCGCGCCGCGCGGTCACCGTTCCGGTGCATCTACAACCACGGGATGACCATCCACGGCACGCCGGCCGAGCGGTTCTCCATCCCGATCGGCACGCCGAGGGAGGTCCGCGCCGAGTCCCGGGGGCTGCTGACGCGCACCCTTTACAACGAGACGCCCCTGGCCGATGAGGTGCTGGAGGCGATCAAGACCGGCGGCATCACCGCCCAGTCCTACACGGGCCGGATCATCCGCTCTACCCCGGAACTGCGCCGCGGCGAGAGGTACCGTCCCGGCCGGGACGGGAAGCTGACCACGGTGCGGCGCATGGAACTGGCGCTGCGCGAGTACGGCCCGACGCCATTCCCGGCGTTCAGCGGCGCCGACATCCTCGGCGTCCGCATGTCCACTCCCGGCTCGTGGAGCCCGGACCCGGACGACCAGCAGGACCCCGGCACTTCTCCCGATGGGGAACCCGCCGCCGGCGACCCGCTCAGCCGCTCTGACGGCGATGAGCACTCGGCCCGGTATCACCAGCACGTCCTGTACGCGCTCCGCTCCCGCGAGCGGCGCGAGCGGGCCGGGCTGACCTGGTAACGAGACCGGAAGGGCGGTCTGTGGCATGGCCACGCTGAAGGAGAAGCAGGACGAGATGGCCCGCATCCGGGCCGACTTGCAGCGGATGGAGGCAGACGAGAGCGTCACCGAGGAGGACTCCGGCGACCTGCGCGACACGCTGCTGGAGCGCTGGGAGCAGCTCGACGCCGAGTGCAAGCCGATCATCGAGCGGATGGAGCGCGTCCGCGGCATCACGCGCACGGCCGGGGACCCGGCCAACCGGGAAGACGGCGCCGACAACGGGCACCGCGCCCCGGAATTCATGCAGCGCCTCGACCCGTTCGACGACCTGCAGGCCGTCCGCTCCGGCATGGTGCGCCGCAGTGACCTGGTCTCGCGGGCGCTGTCCGCGATCGAGAACGACGCCCGGCGGCACCGCCTCGACGATGACCGCGCCGAGGCGGCCACGCAGAAGATCCAGTGGCAGCCGAACATCGCCCGGCACGCCCTGCTGACCGGGTCGGACGAGTACCAGGAGGCGTTCCGCGCCTACCTGGAGGACCCGCTCGGCGACGGCCTGCGGATGGCGCAGCGCGCCCTGTCGCTGGCGACTGGCTCCGCCGGGTTCCTGCTGCCGTACGTGCTGGACCCGACGATCGTGCTGACCTCCAACGGCAGCACGAACCCCTACCGGCAGCTCGCCAGCGTCAAGCAGACGACCTCGAACGCCTGGCAGGGGGTCAACAGCGCGGGCGTCACCGCGTCGCTGCTGGCCGAGGCGGCCGCGGCCTCGGACGCGTCGCCGACGATCGGGCAGATCCAGATCTTCCCGCAGAAGTTCGCGGCCTGGGTCTTCGGGAGCTTCGAGGAGCTGGGCGACACGAACTTCGCCGAGCAGCTCCCGGGCCTGCTGGCGGACGCGAAGGACGTCGTGGAGGAGACCCAGTTCGCGATCGGCACCGGCGGCACCGGCAACAGCGCCGCGCCGAACGGGGTGCTGCACGCGCTGGGCGCCTCGCAGAAGGTCGCGGCGGCGGAGGGCACCGGCGGCGTGTTCACCGGCACCGCGGTCGGCCAGGCCGCGAGCAACGTCTACAACCTGCAGGCCGCGCTTCCGCCGAGGTTCCGCAAGTCCGCCTCGGTCGGGTGGGTCGCGAACATCACCAACATCAACAAGCTGCGGAACCTCGACCAGTACGGCGGCTCGGCGTTCTGGGCGAACTTCGGCGATGACACGCCGGAGCAGCTGGTCGGCAAGCCGATCCACGAGTCCCCGTCGCTGACGACGACCACGGCCACCGGCACCGGCACGGCCTCCTCGGTCCTGGTGTACGGCGACTGGTCCAAGTTCTACGTGGTCGACCGCGTGGGGACGTCGATGATCTACGAGCCGATGATCACCGGCACCGGCGCGAACGCGAACCTGCCGACCGGGCAGGCGGGCTGGTTCTACTACTGGCGCGCTGGGTCAGACGTCGCGACCGCCAACGCGTTCCGGTGGCTGGCGAACGGCTCATGAGCGGCACCCCGTCGGCGCACGGTGTCCCGGCCGCGAGCGCGGCGCAG